GAGGCCGCGCATTTTTCTATCGTTCTTTATTCAATTGTTTACACCATTGTGGCGAGGTGACGCATTTCGCGGTTCGGAGAACCGCCCCGAACGAAGTGAGGGTGCGGCACCGTAGCTTCCCCTAAATTTTTAATATCATGTCAGACGTCAAACAACCGTTTTATAAATCGAAGGCTTTTTGGACTCTCGTTTCTTCTATTATCGCTGCCTTGGCTGCTTTTTTTCTTTCATCTTGTTCTGCCCAAGCCAGGATGCAACGCAGTGGCGTTCACATTGACACCGTGCGTGTCGATTATATTATTCGTTCTAACAATTTAACCCATTTGTAGTATGTCTGTACCTGTTGCTGGTGCCGTCGCTTCCTCCTCTTTTGGTCGCGCTCTTGGAGAATCTGCCGCCTCTACCGGCACTACCGGTCTGATTAATGGCTTTTTAGGTCAGCTTTTTGGTGGCATGAACGCTCGCCGCCAGTGGAGATTTCAGCAAAAACAGATGAAGCTTCAGCAGCAGTATGCCCTCGAGCAGATGCAGAAGCAGTCTGAACTTTCCTACGCTAACTGGCAGAAACAGTTTGATTATGAGAATGCTTACAACGATCCCTCGAAGGTCTTCGATCGCTACCTGAAGGCCGGTGTTGCTCCTGCTGCCGTACTCGGCTCTTCCGGTGTCGGCGTCAACGCTACGATGTCTGGCGGTTCTGCTTCTATGCCCTCCGCCTCTGGTCCTTCGGGTGGCGCGCCCGTTGCTCCCGGTGCGTTCTCTTCCGATCCTACTGCTATTGCGCAGAATATGGTCGCGCGATCTACGGTCGATCGCAATACTGCCGCTGCTAACCGAGACGATGCGGAAGCTGCCAATCTTCGAGGCAACACTCATACGCAAGAGTGGCGAGAGCAGATGGACAATTTCGAGCTGCAGATTGCCCAACACAATGTCAAGGATGCCCGTGAAATCGCGAATTTACACGAGGCGCAGGCTCAGATTATGTCGATCGAGGCCTATTTAGCCGATATCACTCAGGGCTACAAACTCTCTTCTATTATGGCCATGACGGGAATTTTGGAGGAAAAATACAATCTCCTCCGCCAGTCTAATTATTGGTTTGCGCCCCAAGCCGGTGCTACCCTTGCCGTTGCCTGGAGTTCGGCCGTTGCCAATATGGCCTCCGCTGCTGAATCTGATTCCCGTACGGCTCTCAACTCTCAGGAGCTCAAGGATTTGCAGAAGTGGTACGAACTAAATTGGGAAAAAGAAGTTCCTGTTCAGATACGCAATGAGAAGGGTGAAGTCGTTGAGACGAAGACGATGAAGGTGGCCGAAACTCTGGCTATCCTGAAGACTGCCGCCGCCGAGACTGCCCAGCTTGAAACAGGTAATGCTCGTTGGGATTTGCGTAACTCCCGACTTCGTCTTGCTCACGACGTCGTTCGCTCTTTCGCTGCCGCTGCCGGCATTGCTGGCGCCTCGTATGTCGGCCGCAAGGCTGCAGGCCCCGCTGGCCCTGAAGGTTACGAGGAAATGCGGGAATTTTACGGCCCTTCGGGCGACAGGATGGGCGGCACGCTCGTTCGTCGTAATTATCTTGAGAGAAGATGAACAATTCTTCCAACCTTTCGAACTTTTATGTTTGCTTTTTTCTGCCGTATCTTTGTGTCGTAAACCAATAACCGCAATATTATGAAAAAGGAAAGTAAAAATTTCAAAGACGGCGATTTGATCGTTGACGTTCTCGAGTATGCTTTTACCGAATGGCTCGTTCGTCGAGAAATATTCACCGCTTTTAAAACGAATTACGATGCCGCCGTTTCACCCTACGGTGGTTTTCGCCTCGCCTTGCGCGCTCATATTCGGCGTTCTCTTTGCAGCCCGAGTTTAGATCCCTCCTACCTCATTTCTACTGCTTTTTTGTTCACCTCGACGCCCGAGGGTGCCGATTTTTGGAGAAAGCATTCTGTCGCTTGGGAGCGATTCTACCTCAAATTTCAATCGAAACTCTAAATTACATTGTTATGACACAAATTCATATCGTTCTTCGCCGCGTTAATCCGGCTCTCGATGTCGACCTTGCCCAGGTCGGTTATCTTAAGGATGGGCGGTTTTCGCAGTTGCCTCTGGACATCTTCGAAGAGACTCCTATCTTTGGTCACTTCGTTCGTTCGGCTATTTCGGATCTACCCTATGTTCCCCATAGCCTTGTCTCTCGTCTCTTGGCTGACCTTTCCGCTTATCCGCATTTCTTGGTCGATTTTTTCGATAATACGCTTGTCCTTATGTTCGATTTTAAACTTGATTGCGATGAAGTCACGACGAAAGAAGAAAGGAAGAGGAACTAAAATCGTAACCCGCCCTCTTGGTGGAAGAGTTCTCTGACCGTGAAGCCCCCCCGGGAGAATTTTTCTCCTTGGGGGTTTCGCTCGTAGGCTCACCGGATTTATCCGGTATATAGATAGTGAAGTGGAGCCATGGAGCTCGAAGACGCGAAGCGTCCCGGCCGTTGAGGCCGTCGAGCGGCGTAACGGAACAGTTTTCGCGATCGAAAGTACCGTCTTTCGAAGCGCAAAGTATTATTTATTGATTATGGATAGATTTGATTTTCGCCCTCGTTTTTCTCCTATGATCGACAGTATTCCCTACCGTTTTTCTATTGGAGCATACCGAGGCAAGAAGCGTGTTGTTATCGCCTGGTTTTTCGATGAAGAGCCCGCTAACGATTATCTCATTCGCTGTCGTCTTGATCACCCCTCTATCAAGTTCGATTGCCTCAGAAGTCTTTTGTAATGCCTTGTTCGTCGCCCATATGGATACGCAATCGTCGCTATTTCGACAAGAAAAATCCTTGTCGCGATGGATCCGACGTCGCGAAATCTGCTTTGGCTCTCCGCCCCTGGGATGTCGCCCGTCAGTGGTTGATGGTTCCTTGCGGAAAGTGCGAAGAATGTCTGCGTCGTCAGCGTAATGATTGGTTCGTTCGATTAGAGCGCGAGCTCGCTCGTTGTAAAGCCGAGTCTCAGCAGGCTATTTTTATTACGATAACCATAGCTCCTAAGTATTACGACGAGGCATTGCAGAACCCTTCCAAGTTTATCCGACGATGGAACGAGCGCGTTCGTCACACGCTCGGACACTCTTTTAAGCATGCGTTTTTCCAAGAGTTCGGTACTCACCCGGAGACAGGCTCGGCGCCTCGTCTGCATTTCCATGGTTTTCTTTTTCGAACCAATTGCATGTATAACGAGATTCGAGCGGCCGTCCGTGACCTCGGTTTTGTTTGGCTCGCGAAAGGCACGCATGCACGTGCGCGATATGTCGTCAAATATGTTACTAAACAAATTCAATTCGATCCTGTAGAAATATCCGGTCAAAATGTCGTTTTAGATGGAAAAGTTACACCTTTATCTTGTCTCCTCCAACATCGCCGTTATACGCGAAAATTCGTATCTTCTGGCGTTGGTGATTTTCTCGGCTACATGCCTCGTCCTTCTGCTCGTGTTTCGTCGTGGTCTTATTACGATTTTGAGAAGCGTGTCGATTATAACTACGCGATTCCTCGATACTATCTTAAATATCTCAAATCGGAAGACGAGATTTCTCGCTCGATTACCGCTGCTGACTCTTATGCACGTTTTAGCAAGTCTTCTCTGGTTCAGCGTATTGTGTCTCTGTGCGTTGAGCGGTTCGGCCTCCATTCCTCCGTATCCCGTAGAGCGTCGTATACGTGGGAGCAAAAACAGATGATGCGTTTTGCCGCGTCCTCTCGCAAGATGCCGGATTTCGACCCTCCTACTTGGCTCGACTCGGATATCGTTCGATTTTGGCAAGATCATTATAAACTCCAACTAATTATTTAATTTATGGGAAAACAACCTTTTATTTCACATGCCGTTAACGGCTACTCTCGTTACGATGTTCCTGAGAGTAAGGCCTTTACTTGCACGCCGGGTATTTTGTATCCTGTGCGAATCGATTTTATCAACGCTCGCGATCGCGTTTCCATTGAGCAAGGCATTGACGTTCGCAGCAACCCGCTGGCTGTTCCGACGTTCAACCCCTACACTATTCGCCTTCATCGCTTTTGGGTACCGCTCCAGTTGTATCACCCTGAGATGAGGACGAATAGCAGTAAGTTTGATATGAATAACGTCAGCTTCAATTGGATTCCCGCCCCGAATACTCCGGCTGTTTCTGGCGTTGAGATGTTTAGCAAGCGCGGTGGTTATTCTAATTCGCTTTTCAATTGGCTTCGCGTCTCCGTTACGGAGCCCTCTCGGTTGCTTACCGACACAGAATCTACGCGCGTGTCTATTCCCGCTACTGGCAACTCGTCTGCTTATTTTAACGCCGATACTTATCTGGCGTATTGGGACATTGTTCGAAATTATTACGCCTACAGTCAGTGGGGCGTTTACTCTTTCGCCTGGCCCGGATCCGCCTATATTACGGAAGACGGTTCCGGCGCTTTCACGTCCCAACCTCTCTCGCGATCATCCTTTTTCGCTCAACGCTTTGGTAATATCGAGTATCTTGATGCTTATTTTGAGAGCCAGTTTTACCCGTCGGCTCTTGCTTCGACTAATAATTCTTATAACCGCGCTGCTCTTTACGGCCAGATTATTATGTCGGATATAGAGGGCACTGGCGCTGCCGGCGATGGTTATCCGGTTATGTTGTTGGATGATTTGGCGGGTGATTTATCTCCTTATCCGGCCAGCCAGTTTTCTACGGCTCCCGGTACGGCGGCGGCGCCTTTGATTCGCAGTATTTTGAAGTATCATCCTATGGCTGTCGTCCCCTCGAATCCCGATCGCTTCAGTCGACTTATTCCTAATGGTTCGTCGGATGCCGTCTCTATGACTGGTGTTTCGACTATTCCTCAGCTTGCTATAGCTTCGCGTCTTCAGGAGTACAAAGATCTTTTGGGTGCCGGAGGCAACCGTTACAGCGATTGGTTGGAGACGTTTTTTGCTTCGAAGATCGAGCACGTCGACCGCCCTAAGCTCCTTTTTAGTGCTTCGCAGACTGTTAATGTACAGATTGTCATGAATCAAGCCGGACAAAGTAATTTCTCTGGTCCGAGCGTCAATGGTCCTCTTGGACAGCAAGGCGGTAGTATCGCTTTCAATGATCGTTTTGGTCGTGTCCAGTCGTACTATTTTCGTGAGCCTGGCTATATGATTGATATGCTTAGCATTCGTCCTGTATACTATTGGGCTGGCATCAGACCTGATTATTTGACCTATCGTGGTCCCGATTATTTCAACCCTATCTACAACGATATCGGTTATCAGGATGTTTCTACAGATGTCTTTGGGCAGTCTACTTCCGTCGCTTCCATAGCTAAGGAGCCGTGTTACAATGAATTTAGGTCTTCGTATGATGAGGTGCTCGGACAGCTTTCGGTGTTTTCCGGCACTACTGGTAGCACTAATATCCCCCTTTATTCCTATTGGGTTCAACAGCGCTACTCTTCGGCGCTCTTGAATGGAACCGCCTTACCTTCCAGCTTTGTTGCGTCTCTCCTTTTTGTCGATATGCCGCAGGTTAATTCGCCTTTTGCCTCGAATATCGAGGATAATTTCTTCGTGAACCTCTGCTACAGTGTGCGCAAAAAGAATCTTGTTAACAAAACGTTTGCAACCCGTTTATCCAATCGTTAATAATAAAATCATTTCACCCATGGCACTTGATTGGCTTTTGGAGGATAATCCTCAATACGTTTCTCGTGGACAGCGAATTATGTCCGTTCTCGATGGTTCTGGGACCGTCGATGTTTTGCCCGGTCGTCCGGATGTGACAGCTGAGGCCTCCGACTTTGAGAAGGGCGAGAAGTTTAACCCTGAAATCGATTTCGACCCTAATTCGTTCTCTCGTATGGATAAGTTTGACGGTCTCGAGGTTGGTCAGGAACTTATTGATTCTGAGTTAGATAAGTCGAAGCCCTCTTCGAAACCCTCTAATCCTGAAGAAAAATAGTACCTTCTTTACTTGACGATATATGCTACGTGCGCGGACCCCTTCTGTAAGAGTTCGTGAATTGCTGAAGGTTATTGGTAACGACTGCAGGAGAGGCCGCGCATTTTTCTATCGTTCTTTATTCAATTGTTTACACCATTGTGGCGAGGTGACGCATTTCGCGGTTCGGAGAACCGCCCCGAACG